GGTCTACAGGATTTGGAGCATACACTACTCCTTTTGCAGCAACTCTTTTTTGAAACTCTGGGGTTAATATATTAGTACCAATACCATCTAGCATTTGTAAGTATGGTGTATCTGTCCTAGCGTAGCCTATAAATACATGATATGGGTCACTCATAGCCATAGCTTCATTGGTATAAAATCTAAGACCATCAGAAGTTCCATCTACAAACTCTTGTGATTTCCTAAAGAAATCTGGTAAGAATCTATTGTAGTAAACATCTTTGTAATCTTGTAGTGTAAGTATCTCTGCGTATTTACCTGCACCCTTGCCAGTAACTGCGTCTCTTACTTGATGACTACCTATAAAATTATTCATTTTTGCAAAAACACTATCTACTGCTTCTTGAGTAAATTTTCCTTCAGCAACACCATTTTCTAAAAATTCAATTATCTTAGGAGCATTTTTCATTAAGTGTCTAAACTCCCAACTTTCAGGCATTACATGTCTCAAAGATATTACTTCATCAGTAGCTATGTGTTCTACAGCTTCTGATAATACATTTTTTAACCAGTCAGGTTTTGATGTGGTCCTGGTTGGAGGGTAATTGTTGTAATAATCTACTATCTTATCTATTTCTGTATTAGCTGCTTCCCATGGAAAAGCACTTTCCATTGTTTCTATAAGGCGAGTTTCATAGTCTGCTACTGGGTCAGCACTAAATCCATACTTTGCTTCTCCAAACTCTACACCTTGTTCTTTTATACTGGCAACAAACCCTTGTACTTCATCTATGTATTTAGCATAAGCCTCTATAGTTAAATTTTCTGCTTTATTTATAGCACTAAGCATTTTTTGAGTCATAAATGTTTCTGCATTTACATGAGCCCAACCATCAGGGGTAGTTAAAAATTCTTTAAGTGTTTCTGCTCTTAATTCTCTAAGACTGATACCTATTGATTGTAAAAAATCATCTAATATTCTGTATCTAACAGTGTTTAAATCATTTAATGTGAGAGCCATATTTTTTCTTTATTTCTTTATGTCTCTTTAAAGTTTCTTTATGCAATACTGATGGTTTTGGTTCTGCCATTATCTACCTAACAATTTCAATGCAGCAGCTACAGCATCACTAAAACTTAAACTTACTTTAGGTCCAACGCCAGGAATTACTGGTGCATGACCTGCTGATTTTTTTTGTTTATTTACTTGTGCTTCTAGCATTTGTCTGACTCTACCATACGCTGTATTTTGTGCAGCTAAAGGTACTTGTGATGTGTACTCATACATTTGTGATGGATTTAAAGGTGGTGTAGAAACTCTCTGTGCATCAGTTGGTTGGCTTGGGTCAAAGCCTGGCACATTACCTTGTGGTGATTCGTAATCTGGATTTGGTTCTTGGTCAGGAACTGTAGTAGTTGTTGTAGGAGGCACACCTTCTTTCATTTCTTTTTCTATAGATTTTTTAAACTCTGCTGCTTCTGGATGTTTCTCTGGTTGTTCAAACTTTGCTACTGTTAATTTATACAAATCATCAATAGCTTTTATGTCTGTAGATATTTTAGATGACTCTATTTTTTTCTGGTGTATCATGTGTTTTATTAAATATGCACTAAATTTTAAGTCTGCTTTCTCTAATAAATAATTAACAACAAATTCTTTTTGTTCATCTGTAAATGCTCTTACATCTTCAGCATCAATTACTTTTGCAGATTCCCATTGTTTTAGTTGCAACTCTGTAGCACCTGGTATATCTACTCCTACTTCTTGTAACGCCATCCATATAGCAGGTTGCATAGAGTTTACATTAGTTTGTCCTATACCCCATGATTCTGATACTGGGTCTTTAGCTGTTAATGTAAATGGTTCACCACCTACTGGTCTTGACTCATAAGCTAATATAGGAACAATGTATTCTACTACTTCTTCTGATAGTCCAACACTTTGCAGTGCTTCTACTACTTCTAATACTGTGTAATTTGTTTCGTCCATTATATCCTCACATTAGTTCTAGGTACTGGTGTATTTTCTGCTGCTTTTAGCCCTGATAAATTTTGACTCATTCTATAAAATGTTTCATCTTCTTGATTAGCTACTGCTTGTAATTCTTCTCTTGGTTCAAATATTTCATCTAACACTTCTTGTCCACCTTCTGAAAGAATATCTAAATCTGGTTCTTCTGCACCTGTACCTGGGGTAAATACTGCTTGACCTTGCAATGCGTTACCTTGCCATGTAAGTGATGGTTCTGAACCTTGACCTAATCCTTGTAATGATGTTCTAAAATCTGCTCCTGGTCCTGTCTCTAACTTACTTCTAATGTATTGCTTTTCATATTGTGATAATGGTGCACCTTTTCTTGTCTTAGCTTTCTTTAGCATTTCATCTACAAACTCATCCATTTGTTCATCATCAAATGTATATACACCTTGTGCTTGTACACTTTGACTCTTAGATACACCTGCTAATAATTTAGTTGCTGCATTCCATGACATCTGACCACCATTGTTCATAGAAAACTCCATAGCTAATTTAATTCCTTTAAGAAACTCTGCATCTATTTCTGAACCATAAGTCTTGTTTAAATCTATTAATCCTGCAACAGCTAGTAGTCCTTTAGTTTGAGTAATCATATATGGAGACATTTGTCTAGCTTGTGCACCTATATCACTAGGTAGATAAACATACTTCCATGCTTGACCTGAACCAAATAATTTTCTTCTAGCTTCTTGATATTCGTCTGATGTTAAAAATTCTTCTGCCATTATTTTCTCAAACAAAGCACCATCTTTAGCGTCAGTGTATTCTGTTTCTACTTCATACTGTGCATAAAAGTTATTACCTAATGGTTTATATTTTTCTGACTCCTCTGGTGATAATAAATTTAAGTATTGTTCTTCTGATGAATTTCCAGGGTTAGCGTTTGTAGTATCAGTAGTAGGATTGCCTTGTGTAGTAGGTGATACATTACCTACACTACCTGTTGATGATTGCACACTACTTGGTGGCATAATACCATATTCTTCGTCATTTACGCCATCTATGTGTCCTGATATATGAGACATACTATCCTTCTATTCCAAATCGTGTTAATTCGTAACTGAATACTTCATTAAATACTACCAAAAATAATGGATTATTTCTTCCTATTTCTTGTGCTTTTGTAAACAACTGTTCTCTAACTCTCTGTGCTCCATCACTATCGCTTCTAATAATAAAGTTTATAGCTTGTTGTCTTGTTTTACCTTCTGATTTCATTACTGCAGATATAGCTATATCTCTTTCTTTAATATATACCTTTAATGTAGGTGTCATATTAAAATTTGCAAACCTTGGGTCATTAACTGCTCTAGTAAAGTAGTCAATCATAACATCATTTTTTACACCAGTTTCATAATCAAAGCCTAATACTTTATTTAACTCTGCAGAACTACCATAAGCCATAGGAAATAATTTTCTCATATTTGCATCTATCTCTGCAAATTTAGCTTCTCTTCTTATTCTTCTTGTTTGTGGGTCTAATGTGCTATTGTCTATCACTGTACCCCAATAATCTTTTTGACCTGATTCTATTGCACTAGCTAAGAATGTTTGTACAGAATAAAAGAACTCATTAGGTGTCTTTGGTCTAAACAATCCAAGGTTCTTTATATAATCCATAGTTCCCATGTCTGTAGCACCTGTATCTAATCCTTGTGCAAAATAAACTAAGACTGGTCCATACTCATCAGCTAATTCTGGGTTATCTAATATGAAATCATACTCTGGTCTTGTTCTAGGTAATCTACCACCCTCTGATATATTCTTACCTTTAACTTGTAATCCTGCTGCACTAAAATCTTCTGATAGATTATTTGAGTCTAAACCAAACAATTTAGTCATTTCATACAATGCGTAGTATTCACCTTGTGCACCTAACAACATAGTGTATTCATCTCTAAGGTCTTGATAGAATCCATGTATAGCTGCTATTTCAACAAAGTTATTATATTCTAATCCTGAGTCTTCACCTTCTTTTCCATACCAGTCATAGAACAATGCTTCATTACCTTCTATTGCATACATAACTGTAAGCCTTGGTACAAATGGATTTACAAATCTATCCCATGTTTTTAACTGATAATAGTTAGTAGCTAAGACCATAGCTACTTCCTGTAGTTCTTCTGGGTCATCTGCTAAATCTGGTCTTACTAAACCTGCTACTTGATATGCAGTATTTATAGAACTTAACCATGCGTCTTCATCCATACCATAAGTACCTGAGTTAGTAGCAATAGTTTGTAACATATTCTTACCTACTGATGGCATAGTTGTACGACCAATAGCAGCAATAAATTCTGTACTAAAATAACTGTCTGCTTCTGCTGACTCAATAGGGAATCCACCAAATACTGTTTTCTGCAATACTCTTCTAAGCTGTGGTTTATCATTTAACAGTGGACCTACACCTAAAGCAAGAGCAGGTCCTAATGGTGGAAATAAACCACCACCACCAACTAATAACGCATTAATTGGAAACATTCTTTTAGCAATTATTTTAGAATCAGTAGTTGCCATATCGTCTGTAAATACGCCTCTACCTTCTGACTTAATTAAATCTTCAAATGGTGTACCACCCACTGGAACTATTAAATACTGGTCTCCTGTGTCATCAGTGTATATATAATTTTCTTCTAATCCTTTTCTGTATGCAAGTTGCAACTGGGCAGCAGCTTTAGGATTAGCTACAGCTAAGTTCATATACCTACCTAAAACTTCACGATACGCTTCAAAGAATGCAAAACCAACTCTGTATGCCTGTGAGAAGTAACCTCGTTCTACTAGGTTATAAAGAACCCTAGAGTGTATTTCCATAGCATACTCTACAGCTCTTTCATGCAAGTCTTCGTATGACATAACTCTATTTGTTGTAGAGCTTTTAATATCTTCTAGGTCTAACATAGATTGATAATCTCCACTAAATGTTCTTTGGTTAGTAATAGGGTTTGTATATGGTTTAAGTATCTCTACTGTTCCACCTTTTCTATCTAAGATAGCTCTTATACCTGCAGCTTCTAGTACATCATTACCTACTACTTTTAGGTCACTAGCATTACCAACTACTGGTTGTGTTCTAGGTAATACTTTCTTCTGTGCTCCTATTAATAAATCTTGACCTTTTCTTCTAACAACATCAAATGCAGCGTGGTTATCCATTGTGTTTATAATTACTACACCTTTGCTTGATATATTGCTTATAGATTGTTGGTCTGCAAGTATTGCTAAGTATTGTGCTTTAGCTAATGCTTCATCTGTTCCAGTTTCTGCGTTAGCTGCTACACCTCTTCTAATCCTTATAGATACATCTAAATGCAACATACCATCATCATCTACCCATCCACCTAATACATGGTCTTCTTTTTTAAGAAATTTTTTATTATCTTTAATAAATTTTTCTACAATTTCTCTTGTTAAATCTTCTTTTGGAATTACAACACTCTTTGACCCATACACTGATAAGTAATAACCAGGAACTCTATTAAATTTCTTTCTTCCTAAATCTAAACTCCATCCTTCTGGATTATTTTGAATCCATAAATATGCTCTTTCTATTGCATCTTCTACATCTGTTTTTTTAGTTAATATATTTCTTGCACTTTTTTTACCAATAACTCTGTTTAATGTTGCAGGTCCTACATCATACTTACCATCTACATTTTTAACTTTTCCTTTTCTTAATCTATAAGCATATCCTTGTAAGTTGTGATTGTAATTATCTAGTCCTAGTAGTTTAAACAAGGTGGCTTTATCAAGCACTGTAGTTAATGATTGTGTATCAGCTAAATATTCTAATGCTTCATCTATTAAAGCATCTACATCTGTTTGTGAATCTAATGCTTTACTTAATTGATTAGTTAAACTTGTTTTTTGAAAATCAGTTAGTACACCATCTACAATAGTTTCATTAGCATTTAGTTTTAGATTGTATACACCAATTTTATCTCCATCATCACCTAGTCTGTACTCAGCAACAACAGATTGTTTTTTAAATACTTTAAGTTCTGCATCATAAATGTTTAAATCTAATATGATAGAATCATTTGATTTGCTAAGATTTTTCAACGAAGTAACAGTTAATTGACCATCTGCTGAGTATGCAATTAAGGAATAACTATCTACAACGCCATCTACTTTGTTCTCAAATATTTTAACTGGCACAGTTTTTTCTGTAACTGATATATCTGCTGCTATGTTTTTTACTTTGTCATACTCTGCTCTTACTAAATCCATTATGTCATCACTTAAATTAACTGGTATTAGATTATCATTGTGGTTTTTCAATGCTTTAGCTAATGCTGCAGGTGTCATAAATGGTATACCTGCCTCTACAAAATGGTCGTATGCTTGTCTTATGAATGGTATTCTAATTAAATCTGCTTCAACTTGTGCTGTAGCATAAAACAAAGCATCCATAAAGTTTTGAAATTTTGTTCCTGTATCTTCTTCTTTTATTGCTCTTGGTATTTGATTAGGTAAATCATCTTGATAATTAACTACTTTTGGTTTTACATAAGCATAATATGCGTCATACGCTTTGTCTGTTGTAGTTTCTATACTTCTCAAATCATGCGAATTAACTTTGCCTGTAGCAATAATCTCAATAAATTCTTGATGTTGTCCTGTGTAGTTATCTATAAGTTGTTTATAATGTCTAGCTAAATCTGCAAAGTCTTCTGTTTTAGATACAATAGGTAAAGTTCCACCTTGATAAAGATTTCTATTTTGCATCATTTTATTACCATCTTCAATAAGTTGTCTTACTGCAGGTGTTTTCTGATAATACAATGCAATATCTTCTACTGAATAACCTTTAAGTATTAATCCTGCTGTAATTGCTGCCATGTCATCATCTATGTATTTAAACATAAATTCTGCAAAGCTATCTACATAAGCATCATCTAATACAAAATCTTGCACTCCATCATCCATAGGTACATCTGTTTGACCTCTTTTATTAACTAATTCATACTGTGAACTTTGCCCTCTGTTTCTTCTAAATGTCCACATAGGTGATGCAGATGTAGCTTGTCCTAGTTCTGCAAATCCATATTCTGAGTTATCTGTAAATACACCTAAAAACTTTCTAACAGATAATGGTAACTTGTCATTTAATGTTGCAAGACTACCACCAAATTCTTTTGGTCTTCTTTTAGCAAATGGTCCTTGCAAACTTGTTGTAACATCTATGTTAAATATTCTTGCTAGGTTACCATCTGGGTCATTAAGCATGTGTCTAAAGAAACCTATAGGGCTTCTAAATATAGACCTAGCACCAAATATAGCAACACGCATGTTACCTTCTAATGCTAGTTTTGCAGGGTAAGATAACCTAAATAAAAGTTGTAATGGATAAAATACACTTCTTACACCACCAAATACTCCTCTTTCTATAGCAGATAAAGTGCTTTCTGTTTTTGTAAATAAAGCACTTGGGTCTGCAACTTCATCCATTACTTCACTTACTATTTTTCCTAATGGTGTGTCTGCATCCCAAAATGTTCCAGACTTACCTTCATCAAATGCTTTTCTAGCAGTATCAAATACTTTATCAATACCTTCTTTTTCTATTAACATTTTTGCTCTTAATCTTCTTTTTTGTGTTGTAGCTTTTATTAAAGTAATTAAGTCAGGTATTTCTAGTGTGTTCATTTTAAAATCAGAAAACAACTCTAATGTTTGTTTTAAAAATTCTTGTGGTATATCACCTTTAAATTGTCCTGCTGCTTGTCTTTTAGCAAAAATATGTATTTCATCTGGGTCATAAAACTTAGGGTTTTTAGATGGATTCATAAAACTTGCAGTTTGGTCTGTGTACATTCTATGTTTTTGACCCATTGCTCCAAACATATCTGCAATTTCCATATCACTAAACCCATACAAATATTTCATTTGCAATGCACCTTCGCCTCTAATAAGACCATCCCAATATATTTCTTGAGCAGCAAAATAACGACCTTCGTTTACTGCTGAATAAAAATCTGTTAACAACTTGTTTAAACGACTTTCAGGTACTTTAAGTAAATTACCCATCCTTGCAAATAATGTAGCTGCTTCGTTTATATTGTTTAAATCTATTTCTCCTGTTACAGCTAACCTAACATCAGTAGCATTAAATAATTCTTTTATATTTTGGAATAAACTATTAGATTTTCTACTGCCACCTCTCCAACCTAATGCAGTAACACCATCATCAACATCAGCGTCTGCTAATCCTTTTAAAAAGTTACTGTTTAGAACTTTAGATTGTATTCTGTATTGACCTGCATTACCTATAGATTGTGTTCCATACACCATATCTGATAAGTAACCTTTGTCTATACCATCTATTAAATATTGTTTTACTGTTTGTGCATCAGTTGCATCTGCTAATTTAGCAGCAAACTTAACATTTATTCCTAAATTAACATAATCTAATAATGCTGTAGAACCTTCTTTATTATTTACAGTTACTATTAAATCAGATATACCATCTAATACTTCATCATTTTCTGGTTGAGCCCAAAACGCTTTTTCATCTCCTCCACCTTCATCTAGCCATTGTTTAATTCTTTTTTGAGCACTAGCAAATACATCAGCACTATTTTCTATTGCTTTACCACCTAATCCGAATCCTTTAGAATAAATAACAAATGGGTCAGTGTAGTAATACTTAATCATATTTATCAAACCACCTAATACACCTGATACACCTTTATTAGGTTCAAATGCTATATCATTTAATGCGTCATCTTTTTGTTGTTCTAAATTAGCTATGTATTCATTTTTTTGGTCTACAGTAATTTTTTCATCTCTAAATGCCATTTCTGTAGCAAGTATTTTGTCATCATATTCTTTTTGTACAGATTCGTAATAAACATTTTCTGGTGAATATCTACCTGGCATATTTCCTGTAAGTAAATAAGATGCAAAGTCTCCTACATTAGTGCTTATTTGGAACTCTTCTAACATTTCATTTCTAATTCTGTTTTCAACTACTGCATCAGAAAAATTAAACCATTCCATAAAACCTGCACCACTTTCGTAGTCTCCTATAGCTTCATCTACAAAAGCAGTTGCTATAGCATCCATGTAATCTTGTGTATTTACATCTTTACCTTGTCTTTTCATTTGTGCAATATCATCCATAGCTTCTAGTTTTAAAGCACTGTAAAGAGCCATAGCATCTGTTTGTTGCATAAGTGGTACACCATTTTCATCTACTGCACCTCTAGCCATTAAGTACGCATTAGCTCTATCTGTAAAAGGTGTTTTAGCATAAGGGTCTACTTCATATTTTTCTGGCAAAAATATATTATCTAATTTGTTTCCAGTAACCATTAATCGTTCTACACCATAACCTGCAGCAGCTCTAATAAATGCTTCAGCTTGTACAAGTTTATGTCTAAACTCTTTTTGATTTTTATTAAAACCTTTTTGTTCAAACTCTATATTTTCTTCTCTGCTTTCACCTTTTCTTCTGTATATTTCATCTTCATAAGATGCCATAGCTATAGCAAAGTTAGATACACTTCTATCAACTATTTGTGCCAAAGCATCTACACCAACAAAGAAAAATTCTTTTATACCTTTGGTTGCTCTTTTATTAGGCATAGTTGTTTTATACATACCATCAAGTAACCCTAACATTATTTCACCTTTGTTTTCTTCCATCCAATTTCTAGCTTTATCTAAAATAGAATTTCCATCTGCATTTTTTTTGTACAAAGTATTTGATTGTTTATAAATTTCATAATATTGATTAGGTGTTACACCTATTTGTGCAGCAGCAGCAACAACTGAATCTGATTCGTAAGGTGTGTAATCTTTTAAAATATTAAATTGATTTGCTACTGAGCTTACATCTGTAGTGTTAGCTACTGCGTCTTTTTGTTTATTGTATGCTAGACCTTCTTCATGTTTTTTGGTCCAGTCAGAGTTCCAAGTTTGCCAAAGTTCAAACATTAAAACCTCAGTTTTGCTATGTTAGATTGTTCCTTAATCATATCAATTAATATTTGTGTATTTGTGTTTGGGTTTGTTTGCACTACTTGTTGTGGGTTAGTATCTGATAAACCTGTTTCTAATTCATTTTCTGCAGGTCTAAATATATCTTGTGGTTTATAATTTAACATTCCACCTGTGTCTATAGCTTCTTGTGCAAGTGGACTTATTGCATCTGCTTGATTTGTTAATGCTGTGCTTTGCCCTGTTGGGTCTCCTTCTTTTCTTGGAGGAGCAACTATATCAGCATACGCACCATCTACTTTTAAATCAGTATTCTTTTTTAAACTACTAGATTTCCTTACCATCAAAATCCTCTGGTCTTTCTATCTCAAATCCTAAATTTAAATTAATCCATATACCAGGAATTGGTGTTGGAAAAACAATATCTCCTAGTGGAAGAATACCATCAAATGGTTGTATCTCTTCTTCTGTAATATCTATATCCCAATCTTCTTGATTTATAATATCAAAAAATTCTTTATTTATATTAGGCAACTGGTCCTCCTGGTAATACTGGTCCTCCTGGTATTCCTGGTCCTCCTGGTCCTGGTGCTCCTGCAAGTCCTGCTAATACTGTAGCAATATCTGGTTCTTGTGCAGGTATTTCTGGTAAACCTTGTTGACCTGCTAATGCTAATTCTTCTTCTGTCATTTCTGGTTCTTCTGGTGTAAAGTATTTATCTAATATACTTGACATGTTCTGTGGATTTTTTCTAATTTCAATAGCTGCCATAGTTGCTTTAGGGTCTCCTTGTGCAGCTTGTGCCATTAAAGATTCAAACAATACTGTTTCTGCTTTTTCAGAACTTATTCGTTGTTGTATCTTTGTTATATTGTCTAAACCATCCATGTTTTCTTGTAGTGTCTGCGTATCAATAATACCTTGTTGTTTTAATTGCAAACCTGTAATAATTTTTTGTGGTTCATCAAATCCTGCCATAACACCATAGACTCTTCTTGTTGTATAAAATTCTTTTATATCTGAACTTGGTGTGTATGATTCTTTGTAAGCAGTACCTTTGTGATAACCTGCAATAGGTTTTCTTGTATTGCTAAACATTGATTCATCATACTCTAATCTTTTAGCATCTAATTCTTCTATAGCTTCAGCTAATACTTGTTGATATTCTCTAACATGCAAGGACGCAGATTGTCCTAATTCTTCTAATCCTCTACCTGTAACAAAACTATTTGGCGATTGTCCATCATCAGATACTGGATAAGCAGCACCGAGCCTTAAGTGTCTTTCAAGTCTATCTACTTGTTGAAATAATTGGTAAGGTAAATTATTGACTGGCTTAGACACTTGTGAGCCAGGTGCTAAATAGTTTACAGCGAATCTACCTTTACGATATTTTCCTGATTCTATTTCACCTACAATGTTTGTTTCTGTAAATACTGCATCTTCCATAGCAATAGTTCCAAGAATATTAATTTTTGCCATGTTAGCCATAAGACCTGTAATGTGTTGAAATTGTGATTGCATTTGGTCAAATGAATATCTTTTAGCAACAACAAAACATGGTCCTGATTTTAATGGATTTTCCATGTAGTCAATAGTTTTTTTGTTTTCTGGTAAATATACATAAGTACCTTCTGAGGTCATATACTCTACTACAACTTTTCCATGTCCTGTTGAGTTAGCCCAACTACCCATTCTGTCTGATGAATTATATAAAACAGAATATGGTGATACTTCTTCTTCACCTTGTGTCATTATTATATTTTTAGCTTCTGGATATTGGTCTGCTAATACTTTGTGTGGAACTCTAGTAATAATTGCCATTTCTGTTGGTTGTTGGTCATTACCAAAATATCCTGGATAACATGTAAATGGGTCTCTTAGTTCTGCATAAGGATATGGGTTACCATCTTTATCTCTTCTGTGTTTTATAACCCATACAACAAAACCATAACCTGGCAACCATCTACCAACTTGTGGTAATTGCATGTGTAGTTTTTGGTACTTGTCATACGCCATAACTATGCGTTCTAATTTTTCAGATTTCTTTTTTGCTCTTTCAGAATCTTTGTCATTTATAATATCTATTTTTAAATCAGGACTTCTGCCTAATTTTTGTGCAAATCTTTCTAGTGCAGTTAAAAACATATTAGGTGCAGGTAGTTCGTGATATTCTACATTCATAGCATCACCTAACAATGCACGAACAGCAGCTTCGCCACCATTCATAATGTCTCTAATTCTTGACCTATCTACAAGTTGGTCATTGTTGATTGACCTTAAGTAATCAATCCTATCAAAAATTTTGTCGTTATCTAAAACCATTTATCTCCAGTTATCTAAGTCCATGTTACTAGATTCATAGCCAGTAAAGCTAGGACTATATTCATATCCTAATTCTGCAAATTTTTCTTTTTGCATTCTTCTTATAGCTCTCATTGGAAACCAACTTGCCATAACTATGTCAGTTTTTGTTCCAATACTTTTGCTCTTATTTTTAGCAGAACTAAAATATACTAACTGACTTGTATATAAGTTTACCTTCTCTTGGGCTTCAAAGCTAAGATATGGCAAAGAAATTATTTGTTCTTGGTACATAGGTCTCATAGCTGTTACACCATAAACTGGGTCAAATTTATTTTTATATGTTTCGTGACCTTCCAAAAATATACCATGTGTTGATGCAAATTCTCTTATGCTTTTGTCTTGTCGTATAGCTTTTTGAAAACCATTCTCTTCAATAACCCAATGTGATAAATTATATTTACTCCACCATTCTTTAATTACAGCTAATGCTTGTGGTATACCTCCACCTAAACTATTGTTCATATCTACCATATACAATTTGTTTGCATCCATATTGTATGCCCACAAAAATGCAGCTTGGTAACCTGTAGACGCAGGGTCTAATCCTGCAATAAGTCTTGTACCTGGTGGTATCTGTCCTATGTCTCTCTTTTGGTCTCTACATGCTTCTATTTCTGTTCTGTCAAACAAAGCAAGACCATCTGGCATAGCTACATTAAGATAAACCATTTCGTATATTGCTCTACCACCTGTAGTTTCTGCTGCTCTTTTTCTATCCATTAACCACTTGTAAGTTCTTTTACCTTTCCACAACATACAATTTTCATGTTCTTCTTCGTTCCAATCAGGTAAGTTACAACTTGTATCATGTGCTTCTTCTACTGTAGTTACCCAAGATTCGTTTTCTAAAAGGTGAGAATATAAATCGTCATAGTGTTGTCTTGAACCTATAACTACCATTGCAGTGTGTTCCTCTTTACGACTTGACAATGTTGTAGTCCACCAGTTTCTTGTGTTTTCTCTTGACGCAGGTTGCATAGTAGAACTGTGGTCTTCAATATCGTCAGCAATAATAATATCGCAGTCTCTTGACAATATCTTACCACCACGACCAATGCCTACCATAGTAGGTGATTTTATACCTGTAACTGTTCTAGTACCTACAGTAAACTCAGTAGATGACCACGCTTTACCACTTCTGTTTTGTGGTTTAAATTTTGCTCCTGGTCCACATATCTCTTCTATTAACAATTCATTATTTTCTAACTGGTCCATTACAGAAGACACAGAGTTTTTAGCAATATCTTCGTTACCACCAACCCACAGTATTCTTATGTTTGGATTATTACAGATAAGCCATACAGTAAAATGTATTAACAATTCTGTCTTACCATGTCTAGGTGGTGACAATATCATGTGCTGTTCACCATTTTCTATAGCAGTCAATATAGACTCTATCCACTTAATGTGAAACTCTGGTGTTTCAAATGGTACACCTTGTTCTGTTTCAAAATATCTATCTCTAAAATCTTTAAAATCTTCTAATGTTTTTTTTGCAACTTGTGGTACTTCCCAAGTTTTTTGTAATTCTTTTATTTCTGTATCTTCTACAAAAGCATTGTATGCCATAGATACTGATGCAACTGATGTGTCTAGTATTTTTGCAACTTCAGACATAGTTAATTTTTTTTGTAGTATTTGCATACCTAGTTCTGACTCAACTAAATCTGTATAGACTTTACCTCTTCGTTGTTGTACAGTTTTTTGGCTAGGTATATTAACAACATCATCTTCTTGTGTCCACTCTATACCTTTTGCTTTTGCTCTTTTCTTTTGTTGCGATATTCTATTACGACATCTAGTGCTGCAATACTTACTAGCTTTAGGTGGCAAAGGTCTTAAACAACCTGCTGCATAACATAATTTTTTATTTACCATAATGTTTACACTTTTTGTTTTTGCACTTCAATTTTGACCTAACCACCTGCAAATATTCCTGACAACCAGGACAGGTTACTTTCAATTATTTTTTCTTTTTTTTAGGTTTCCACCCACGCTTCATATCAGCGTATGCTTTTTTAGATATAGTAGATTTTTTCTTAGACCTAGAAGTACCTGCTTGTTGCCTTCTATGTATATTTCCAACTAAACTATTTTTTCCTGAACCATGTGGCATATTATCTCCTTACTACCATGCTTTACAACTCCAATACCTAGGCGTAGTTTTATCTGTTGCAGTATCACATTTGTGTCTAGCACGAAATGATTTTCTAGCAGCAGCATTACCTTTTCTGATTTTCATGTTAGGGTCACCGAACATAACCTTTTTGACTTTGTCGCCATCCTTAACATAAACTACAGATTTTTTACGACCATAACCTGGTTCACCTTTTTTAATTGGTCTAGGTGAATTTAAAGTTACAGACTTACCTTGGTATGTAGCCATAGTTACCTCTTGCTTATTCTTTTACTTGGGTATCTTTTCTTTTTACCCTTCTTGCTCATTGGCATTTCTAACTCCTGTTGTTGCTAAACCTTATCTTAACACAAAACTCCACCGAAGTGGAGTCTTGTCGTACAGCATGTCCAATACTGTTATGAAAGAAAAAAGAAATAAACTTGAACCAACACACAATTCACAGAACTGTCTATATGATTTTCAGCTACTTTCTTATTCTTTTTGTATGTAGATATTTATTTTACATACTGGTTGTATCCCCATACAACCAACCTAGGACTTTCCTAGGTGTATTTAGTATAGACTAGCCTCGTGCATACGAGGCGTAAAAAATTTTTTTTTAGGGTTGCCTATGTTCAATACATCTCTCACATACACCATCTTTTAATTCATCAGACCAGTAAGGATGTAAACATTCGTCACAGTCTTCGCTAAATATAGATTGTTCTTTACCTTGGGCTATCTCTGGAAATGTCATAATACTTTGTATTATAGCAAACCCTCCTTCGCAGGAGGGCGTACTACACAAACAAAGAAAGGAAGACTATGAATAAAAATTCAATATGCCTTATTCTTGATGTAATTAAGTATAACAGATAACAAAGTTATGCAAGTAAATTTATGGGGTTTCTGTGAATGTGCGTAAGCGAAAGGAGGAAACTCTTACTAAACAAAAACCCCATAATAAATACTACCACTAAAAACAAAACCTGTTATAGTAGAGAAACAAGCAAAGATTTCTTCCTGCTTTTAGACAAGGAATCTGGACCATAATCTTTTAAATAAGTGGACTAGCAGGACCATGGTAACTAGCGTAATAGGCTATTACTTCACATATTTAAATGTTCACTATAGAGTTCATTCTGGTTTTTGGGAGGGAGTGACACAGGGTTAGCTATATTCTTCTCTTCTTTTTTTATATATATTGTTTACTGGTAACACAATATATAGTGTTATTTAGTACCCTACTATATATAGTACCACAACATATAGTACCTATTTAACAGCATATTTTTAGAGGCTACATAGTATAGAAGTTAGGGAGTCAGGTTAAACCCCCCCATGCTTAATGCCTATGTAGATTAGCTGTACCTGTGTATCAATATATATTATTTTGATTCTATATGATTATAAATAATCTAGGTATGACCTAGGTAGGATATAGACTGTACCAAATTTAAACTAATACAAAGAGGGGGATGGTTGTTTAAACATCCAAAAGAATTTTAAAGAAATACCTTGTTTAAACTGAGACTTCTGTATACTGGTATTAACAAACAAAGGAGATACACAATTAGAAATTATTCACAAAGTAAGGTGCTTGTGAAATTTTGTATCAAGAAAGTAGGAAACAATGAATAGTAAATACGCTAGGTTAGAAAAGAAGGACTATCCAAAATGGATAGATGAATTACATGTAAGCAAAAAATCTCCTGAAGATTATCTTACATCTTTCGCCAACTGGTGTGTAAAGTACGCAATTAAGAATGGTGTAGGAGATGTTAAGAATCTAGGTGATAAGCTCAGTGTACATATCTCAGATACCAGAGGTAGAAAAACAATAGCTAATCATAATCAAGGTAAAGCTGTTGGTCTTTGTTATTCAACTCAATATTCTCCTGAACAAAAAATCAGAAGAATAGAAATTGATAGAGAGACTAGCGATACGCTAAAGGTCTTAGAGATTGTAGCCCATGAGGTAAGCCATGCGATTCATCCAGATTACACTGGTCATAAGGGAGCTTATGTAGACGCAGTGTTCTCTGTGTTTAAACTAGCAGGTATTCCAACAATAACTTCTGTGTCTTTAGAATTCGCAGAATTGATTGAATCATGGTTAAAGAAATCTGGTAGCTATCCTTATCTAAGATTCGTAGATAAAAGAAAAAAGCAAACTACAAGAATGGTCAAACTATATTGCCCAGATTTAGATTGTGTAGGAGCTACAGATAAATCAACTAAACAAGGTCAAGGCACTATCTTTAGAATGTCTTCAGCGATTGTTGATAGAATTCAAGATAGAGGAGATTCTCTCTGGTGTCCAGTATGTTCTGGAATAGCTTATACAGATTCTCCAGTGTTAAGAGACATCTATGTTTAAACAAGCATAAACACAATCCCCCTTGTGTGCAGAATCCCCTGAGAAATCAGGGGATTTCTGTTTTATACCTGAGAGCACGATAGAGACGATTTAAGAGCACCATACCTATTCTGGAACTGTCATCCACAGTTGTCATACACTCTTCATACAGAGCCATTTAGGACACACAATATATAGTATGTTATTTGTATACCTGTTTAAACAGAGGTAAAACATATAGTTGTTTAAACATGTCAAGGGATAAATAAATATTATTTGTAAACAAGTGTTGGTATATATCAGAGAGCTAGTAGATTTATATACAGGTAGATAATTGAACAAATTATTTACTCCTTTAATGCTAGGAGGATGGAGAGATTAAGGTTGCTTACTGAGTGAGATACTTAGGAGCTAAGAGTTAAACAAGTAAACGCACACCTAACTCATCTCTTCAGAATCCTGAGAAAGAGAGAACAATGGAAGAAACAATCAAAGAGATAAATGGAATACTACGAAGAGCTAGTGTCTATTTACCAGAAGAAAAAGTACAAGCACTACAAGATGACTTGTTGCAATCAGTGTGGAAGAAAATGCACACAGATACATTAAGCAACTGGGAATCAATCAAAGAACAAGTAGAAGGCAGAGGTGTTTAAACAATGCCAGATACAGTAGAACAAATAATGTTGTTTGAATCAGGTGAACTAGATACTGAGGGTATCTTAAATCTATTCAGCAAACTAATTAAGAATGGACAGGCATGGACATTACAAGGAAGTTATGGACGCTATGCCAGTAGGTTAATAGAACTAGAACTGTTAACTAAAAAAGGTAAAATTACAGACTTTGGTAAAGAGACTGTAAGTAAGAGCAAGGAGAGTGTTTAAACAATGACACAAGAAATAAAAGAAACAATAACAAAAGGACAAGCTATGGATATTGCAGACGCAAAGAAATTCAATGCTGATGTAGAGAATGTAGATGTCAATGGTGGCAAACCATGGAAGAGTACAGATGGTTTTAAGCCAGTAAGAGAGTACACATTAGAAGACAAGCTAGACTTCCTAGACTTTGATGTTAATGGTATCTATGGACATGGTAGTGCTGTGTTTAAACAGCGACTATATCTTACAACAGATAGACACCAAGGTGGTATCAGTCTCACTGGATATGCTAGTAAGGATAAAGAAAACAGAAGAGATAGAGAATCAGCAAACTTTTCTATCTACTTTGATAGCAAAGAACAGATTGTACGATTCGCAGAACAGTGTTTAAACATGCTGTTAGTAGCTGAGGAATCTACAGCACTAAGGGAGAGATACGAAGGCAACTGGGTAGATGGTAGACATCCAGATGTATTAGCACACTTCCCATCTTTATTAGATAGAACTAAATGCAGAACTGGTAGATACTACTGGGATGGTAGTTTAAACAAGGTGGTAGAGATAACCAAAGATACACCAGAAGAAATCCTAGACGCTCATGGTGGTTATGATGTTGATGAGGATGGCAACTTTGAGCAAGACTATGATAATGAGAGTGCAGAAGATATGTTAGAAGGTCTACTAGCAGGTATAGAATCTAACTGGGATACAGAGAGATGGCAAGGCATACGACTAGCAGACTTACAGACAGGCATAGGAGCAAATAGGTGGAACGCTGATGGTATATCACAACGCAAAGGTAAGAATCCAGAGGACAAGAGAAGAAAACAATGGACTACTACTTTTAAATATACTGATGGCACAAGTGAGACACTTATAGGTTATTGGGAAATAACTAGAGGTGGAACATTACAAAGAAACAACTGGAAGGAAAACAACTAGAAAGTGATGACAGCAGAGAGGTAAGTAGCCCTACCTCTCTAGCTGTTTAAACAAAAAGGAGAAACAATGGCAGAAGAATATTCAATACACGAAGTAATTATCTCAGATAGCAAAGGCAATCTATTTAATTATCACAGCGACTACATGAATGAGAATTTTAGTTATGACAAAGAGCATGACCAAATCTCAGAGTACAAGTCAGAGTACAAGCCAACACAAATTAAAGAAATGTTAAAAGAAGAATTGGAATTGTTTCAATATTACATAGATGAAGGACTGTTTAATTACGACAGTGAGAAGGACATGACATTAGGATATGTTGAGACGACTGCTGATGAAGTAATTGAAAAGATTAAGAAGTGGGATTTTTCTCCCTTAGATAATCTAATAAGACACTACACAAGAATAACTTTATTAAGAGAGTTAGTAGGACAACCTTTAAATGCAAAGGAGGAGCAGTTAGCTAAGGACTTACACAACACAGTGGAAGTAGTACAACAGTTGTGGCAGTGTATAAGAAGAGAATACACATACCAAGAATCTAAAGTACACATGAAAGCATTCCAAGAAGGCAAGACTACTGCTAAGCAATTAGTAATAATAGACAAGGAGGATGTTTAAACAATGAATGATGTAAGAAAATATCAAGGGTATGTAAACCAAACCTTGATGGACGCAGGTAAACACAACGACATAAATTATATAAAGATAATGCACAGCTTGTTTAAACAAGGTCATCTTAACTTTGAACAATGCACAATGTTCTTTAGAACTCTGATTAGGAAGGCAGACCAGAAGGCATACAGAGAATTCCTTGATGTAAATAAGGCAGTGGCAGACCAAGTACAAGACATGTTGGACTATGGATGGATAACACAAGATGGTGAGTACACAGAGCACTGTTTAAACAAACTCAAAGAGATGGGATTTGGTATGACAATGGGAGAGACTAAGCCAATAAACTTGCCAAATGGTATGGAACTTATGGAGGAGGAACAGTAATGCCAAGTAGTTTAGAGTACGAATATCCAGTCAGGGATTATGGTGTAAGAATATATATAAAACCATTAGATGCTATTGATTTATCAGTAGTGTGTGATGAGACAGAGATAGGTAATAGAGCAAGAGAACATGCTGATTATATTATTGCTGAAGTTGTTGACCAAGTTAAAAAACAGCTAGAAGATATAGAGCTAGGTAGTGGTATAGCAGTTGTAGAAAAACGACCTGCAAACTGGATGGATGTTTAAACAATGACAGACAGTCTATGTATTGTATGCAAAACTAACCCAAAAGAATTTAAAATTGTGGATTCAGTTTTAGTGTGCTGTGTAGATTGTAATTATAAGGAAGAAAACAAGGAGAGATAAATGGAGACATACATAATAGTAGGAGCTGTGATTGTAGCATGGATATGGAGTGGACTGTTAGCAGACAGGTACGCACTAAGGAAGGCATACAAGGAGCAGTACAGACTACATAACATAATGACTAACAGATACAACTTTGTAGTTGATATGTTAAATGAAGAACAGCAGATTATATTACACAAGTGGTATGTAGATACCAATGTTATAGAGGAAGGTGTTTAAACAATGCCAATATTTAGAGTAGTAATAGAAGTAGACGAACCATCTTTGGAGGACGCTGAAGACCATATACAAAGTCTTAGTGGCAGTGATTTAGTAGATGAGATAGTAGAAGTAGAAGAGGAGGAATAATGAGTGATGTATACGAGATTGTTAGTACAAGCAGTGAAGATGCAAACAAATTAACTGTGGACTTTACCTTCTCTTCAGATGTATCTAAAGAAGACGCAATAGCACAGATAGATAGCTTAGTATCTTTAGCAGACGACAACGCAGAGATAGAATTTGTAGACCATGAACCTAAATTCTGGGAGATAAGTCAATTTAACTGAGGTCTATGTTTAAACAAGGTGTAAGTTTTATTCATTGTACTTGCACCTTGTACCTCAATAGTTATTTACATAGGAGAAAACATGGAGTATAATTCAATAGAGGATTACATAGGAGAACTATGATATATCAAGTACGAAGTACAAGTGTGTATGGTGGAGTGATGACTTGGGAATACAACAACAAGTATGACGCACAATGCAAAGTACGAGAACTTAAAGACTTAGGTGGTATGTTTTTGGTTAAGCTAGTTGAGATACCAGTAGCAGAAACAGTCTAAGCGAAACAAAAGAAGAAGAGAAGGAGGTGGGCTTATGCCTAATATATTTGACGACCCTAAAAGTATCAAGACATGGGCAATTAAATTAGCAAATGCTTGTGGTGGACAGAAGGTAGAAAAAGGATTACTACTTACCAGTTTAAACACGAAGAGAATAGGTGAGTTGTTAGACGAATTTGTTGCCGACCATAATGAGAACACACAAAAGATAGCACTGCAGATGCAGGAGCAGGAAGAAAACAAGGAGGAAGAATGAGCGAATTACAAATTATAAATGATTCTTTTATTACTGGTAGTGATGGCAAGGTCAGTTATGTCAATGGTGTTGAGATGTTCTTTAAAGATATACCAGAAGGTCAGCATGAAGATAGACTTGTATATCTTACAGAGTTAATCAAAGACAATAGACTACTAGAAAAAAAATTGTCTCAACAAAGAGCTAGACTTATTACATACATAGTCAAGAACAAGATAATGTCTGTTATAAAAGTAGCAGAGATTATAAAAGTAAGTAGGCAGAGAGTCTACAAGATTATAGAAAGCAAACAGGAGGAAGAATAGTATGGACGATAAAAAGATAAAAGAAATTACTAAACCATTTAGTAAAGATGAAATTAAAAAAGCACCTAAAGGTAAGTTCGGTCAGTATGTACCACACCATTTAGTCACTAAGCGTTTAAACAAGGTGGCTTATGGAGAGTGGTCTCACACATTAAAAGAAGTTGTTAGAAATTCTAATGGTGAGATTAGAGCAGTTGTCACTACCTTTACATTATGGGGAGTAAGCCATGATGAAGTTGGGGATGTAGATAATGTTGATGTTAAAAACAACAACACTGAAGGCAACCTTTTAAAACTTTGTATGAGTGACGCACTAAAGCGTGGAGCTATGCGTCACAATATTGGATTACATCTTTGGACTGGTGATATTACAGAAGAAGAATTTTATTCAGGTCAAGATGATAATGTTGAAGTAGCAAAAGTAGACAAGCGTAAAAAAGAAAACAAGCCGACACAAAAAGTCAAGGATATAACTGAAGAATCTATCAAGAAGTTTGAAGAGGACATTGGTTATAAGAAGGTGGCTAAACAAATAGCAAGTGTTATTGAAGGATTTGATTTACCTAAAGATATAGAGAACCAAGCTAAGCAAACATCTTATACACAATTTACTGGACAAGGTAATGACAAAGATGTAGAGAAGTGGGATAACAATATGATTGGTCAATACCTTGACTTGTTTGAACAGATAGCAAATGAGATTGGTGATAAGGCAGAGCAAGAAGGAATTATTGCAGATGTCTTTGGAGAAGTAGAACAAAAACCTGTTATGAAAAACCCAGGGGATAGCCCAACTGAAAAACAGATGGAGAAGTTTAACCAAGCTATCAGTAAATCAACAGACAAAGGCGACATGGACTTAGTTAAAAAAGCAAAGAAGTTTTTAGCTGATGGTCTACTCACAAAAGGTAATGTATTTGACTGGATAGATAATGATGGAGACTGGTCATTAAAGGATGGTTCATAGGTGTCACTTGAGAGTGCAGGGCAAATCTTTAATGTAGATAAACTTAAATCTAAATTAAAAGAGAGATACCCTAACCATAACTTTGATGTTGTAGCTCAACCAGATACTAAACATAAAGCACCACATGTCTGTTTAAACAACAAGATATTTTATACAGACATGGAGGGCAACACATATTGTGGAGCAAGATACAAACAAACAGAAGAAGATAACTACCATAAGTGGACATACCAAGTGTGTCATGCCATGGTAAAAAAAGCAGACCAAGGAGGTAATCAAGATGTCATCCCCTTTTGAAGAGATGAGCAAACCATTACAAGAGTTTTGGATTAGACAAAAAGAAGTAGGTAATGTTAAAGCTGTACCACGAGGAGCTAACTGTATGCTGTGTGCCAGTGAATTAACAGACCAAGATGAAGACCATAGTGTATGTAATATATGTTGGGTAAAGCTAGGTGATGATAATGAATTGTAAAGAATGTGGATTAGCACCTGAGACTACACTTACACATGATGGCAGATGTGTTGGTTGTATAGCACACATGATAGAGGACTGTGTTTAAACAATGAGCAATACATACAAAGACACATACGAATCAAGAAACAGTGGTGAAGACATGGCAGACTTGGCAATGCAAAAACATTTAGAAGCTAATGAATGTGTAGAGTATATAGATTACTTACGCATAGGAACTGACCCTAAAGAAAACAAACTGGACTTGTTCTGGTATGCAACAAAGATACTACTGCTACCAGATTACATACTGGTTCGTAAAGGATATATATACTTTATAGAAGTTAAAGGAACTAACAAACTTAAAGCAGAAGACTACTACAAGATACAAGAGATGGCATTTAAAGGTTCAAGATTTAAAGAAGTCAAGGTAGGTATCATGTATTTTAAAAGCATAAATGCAGACCCAGTGTGGATAGACCACCATAAATTATATGATTACTGGACTGACCCAAGAATACCATTACAGTATTATCCAGAAAAAGATTTTATGGGCAACGCCAAAGCGTACAAAGAACTACCTGTTTAAACACCGACTATATATTTTTTTATAGTGGGCAATAATTATCCCAACCTTTATTACTTATGGTGAAGGTAAGGACACCAGGATGTGACCACAACCCAGTTCTCTCTGTAAAATCTATACTCTTATCTATTGATGGTGCTTGAAACCAAGTTCTATCTCCTTGTTGTTTCATTCTTAGGTGATGATAGTGAGCTGTCACTAATATCTCTGCGTCACCTACTGGCAACCACCCATACATTTGACCCTTCCACCATTTTTCTATCTTGGCTTCTGGATTACCACTACCACCAGTCATGTGTCCATGTGTAAAGGCAACTGTCTTACCCTTTATGGTAAGCGTTTGATGAAAACCTGAAGGTATATTTACTTCAACCTTACTGTATCTATCTGGATTAGCTTTCATAATCTCTTCACATATCTGCAAGTGCATAGTGTCTGAGTTATCTAATCTGTTTGTAGATACCTGACCTTTACTGGTCCTTGACATCTCACCATGATTACCTGGAACACCTGCCAAGATTAACTTTGGTGCATGAGGTAAGAATGTATCTATGGTTTTCATAATCATAGCTCTTGCTAATGCGTACTGCTCAATCAATGTGAGCTCTACATTATGTGGTTGTGATTCGTAGAAGTGTGGCGTACAGTTTTCTGTAAGGTCGCCTAGTCCTACCATATATATCTCATCTATATCGTGACCTAACCTACGCAAGTCTTTGATTCTGTTTACTGCATCTTGTAAAGCTCTATCGTATCTGTTAATAGTATTCTCTACACCATAATCTTTTTTCCCAAGTTGCCAGTCACTCATAAAAAACATAAACGCAGTGTCACCTTGTTTATATTTAGATACAACTGGTGGTTTTTTAGATGCTCGTTTAAACAACTCGTTAAAGTATTTGTCATGGGTAGGACTTTTCTTTTTTACAAGCCCTTTAAATGCAAAGAAGGTCTCAGTGCGACCTCCTTTTAATTGTACAGACCATGAACTAGACCTTACTGTACCTTCTATCTCATATAGCTTTGGGTCATAACCCCATTCACGCAGAATCTGGTCAAACTTATTTGTGTAGTTTGGGTCAGTTCCAACATGTGTGATTTCACCCTGTCCTGTTTGGTCATTAACATCTACCCCTGGTTTCCACCCAGATTTGTAGAAGTTATTACCCCACTCTTCAGGAATGTTAGGCATATAAACCTCCTTTACCCTGTTGTTTATACCTTACTTAGTAATTTGTTTTTTAGCGTATGTCTTGATGACTGCTAGTGCAGCACCACCACCTGCTAATGCAGCTAACTGAAGTGTTTCAGCTTCTACACCAACTAATGGAGCAACTGTTAATGCACCAATGAACGCTTCAATGAAGGTCCATGCAGTTCTCTCAAGCATGTCTTTTAAGTCATCACTCATTTTATAACTCCATGCTTCGTTCCATGGTGTCCACGCCACATCCTTCTTGAATGTACCATCAGAATTTCTTTTTCGTTTAAATTTTTCTAACATTATCTTATTAATCTCCCTTTTAGCATAGCTTGATTTTGAATTACATTTCCATTTACACCAGAAATATCTTCTTGTAGTTCTTGCAATTTATCCATAACTGTTCTAGTCAACACAACATCATCTGTAGATTTATTTGATAGTTCTTTACCTAACAACTTTGCAATAGTTGTGTATTCAATAGTAACTTTTACACCTATCAATAACTCTTTAGCTATCTTCTTGTATGCTTTTAGATATGCGTTCTTACTTGAACCAATGAATCCATCTTTACCCATGTCTAAGTCTTGTTGAGTCTCGCCCAACAGTAAGCAACCTGATGTATGTTCGTCAGTATTCCCAGTGTGAATAAGTATGTCCGAAAAATTCGGAACATTTTGTATGTGCAACATACCATAGTGGTCACTACCATAACGCACCTTGTATTTTTCGTGAAAGCCACCCCATTTTTTAAACTTAATTTCGTACACACCATCATCAATACAGGTTTCGTGCATAACTTTTACTTCTTGATACTGGTCTTCTAATGTATAACACTCAAACTGACCATCAATATATAATATTCCACATGTTGCATCAGTACCAAACTGATGTCTAACTACTTGTAATTTCATTTAATCCACCTATTGGACAAGTAGTACAACTTCCAGAACATAATCCACAAATCATCTACTGACCTTACCTTTACTGTTGTCTTTATCTTTTCTAAATCCTATGGTTAATAACCATATTGCTAATGTAATTATAGTCGCTAATCCTGTGATTTGTTGAGCACTACCAGTTAATGTAAGCGTAGCAATAACTAATCCAACTAATGTCCAACTAAGGTTCAATGTTTCCTTAATTATTTCTACAAACCAGTTCCATATTTTTTTTATCATAATGATTTCCTCATCACAAAAGCTGCGATACTAACTATTCTAGTCAAAATAACTGGCACTACAACTTCTTGTGCTTTTTCTCTCTGGTCCTGAGTCATGTCATCACCAATGGTTGAAAGGTTTATATCTTGTACATCTACATCTATAAAAACTTCTATTGGATTTTCTAAGAATGCTTCGTACTGTACCTCTGTGACAACATCAGCAAGGGTGTAGTCTTCTACATCTGCATTCTCTACAGCTCTCTCTACATATTCTTCTACAGCTTCAGCTACTACTTCGTCTGATTTAATCGCCTCTGCAACGATAGCAACATCTTCAGTTTCAACTTGTAGTACATCAGCAACAACCTCAACTTGCTCCTGTGTAAGCTCTTCGACATCATCTATAGCCTCCTCTACTACTGCTTGTATAACTTCTTGTACTTCCTCAGATACTTGTTCTAAGTTTTGTACACCAACATCTTGTACTTCTTCAAGTACCTCTACGACTTCTTCGTTGGTAAGCTCTTGTACAAACTCTTGTATTGCTTCTTCTTTAGCTTCTTCATATTCAACTAACTCCTCTTCACTTAGTTCTTCTAACTCTTCCTCAGATATTTCCACTAACTCTACTGTGATGAGTTCTTCAATGACCTCTTCAACTTCAACAAGTTCTTCAGTGACCTCTTCTTCAGAAAGTTCTTCTTTAGGTTTCTCCTCAACATCTTCCTGTACTGGCTCATCCAAAACTTCCTCGATAATCTCTTCATCTTCCACCACAACAACAATGTCATCTTCTAAAACCTCTTCTTCAATAACAATTATAATATCTTCTGGTATATCTAACTCTATTATTTCTTCTTCTATTTCTATAATCTCTATAGTATCTTCAAGTTCCTGTATAATATCTACAAATTCTTCTAGTTCTTCTTCAGATAATTCCTCAAGGTCAATAGTGCTATCCTCAAGCTCTTCTAATATAAGTAATTCTTCTTCAGCATCTAGCTGTTCCTGAATTAGTTTTTCTTCTTCAGCTTTAATCTCTGCTTCAATAGCAGCTATTTCTTCTTCGGTGAGTTCTGTACTATCCTCGACCTCAACATCTTCTTCTTGAATTGTTTCTTCTCCGAGGTCGTCATCTCGTAATATCTCTTCGTCCAACTCATCTATATCCTCTTCTTCCTCGACAATAATAATAATACTATCAGGTATATCAGAGCAGTCACCATCTTGATAGCCAAACCAATCTCCACTTTCTACTGCCTCAAGGTATTGTTTAAACGAGAGGGGATTTTCTGGATGTTCGCAACCATTTTCATCCCATGCAAGGTAAGTTGTGACATTGTCTTCCACCACATCTTTCGCTTGAGGTAGCGTAGTAGTAGTCGTAGTCGTAGTTGTAGTCGTGGTAGTAGTCGTAGTCGTGGTGGAAGAAGTTGTTGTCGAACTAGATGTCGTTGTAGTAGGTACATTATCATACTTATAGTATATATTATCTATTAAATACCAGTCAGGATTTGATTCAGTTATTCCATCTATAACTATTTCTGTAATAAATGTATCTACACCTTCAGCTACTGTCCAAGACTTTGACATAACAGTTGTGTAATCTGTATGTTGGTCTAATGTAAATGTTTCGGTTGCACCATTGTCGTAGTACACAGTGCCTGATATATTATCTACATCTGTAGCACCATACTGAAAACCTACTTCGTATGGTTCATTAGGAAATGCAATAGTTATGCTGTCACTACTACCTCTTATACCTAATGCGTGTCTGTTTAAACTAAAATACTCTGAGCCAAAACAATCTAAATCTTCTATACCTATACTTCCTGCTGTGCTTGTGTTAGCACATTCAGGTGATGCAGTAGTAGCAGCAGATACCTCTGTGTCATTACCACCATACAATATATCTATATCTGTATTTATTTGTTGGTCATTAAATGTTTCTGTTACTGTAGTTTCTTCTGCTATAGAATGTATAGGTACAGTTAGTAAAAGAACTGCAGTTAATACTGCTAACTTCCTCACATTAAATTATTGATTAACACCACCAGTGCTGAGATTGCAACTAACCAACCAGATAACTCTTGTCTTGATATTTTTTGATTAACCTTTTCATGTAATTCATCTATGCGTTTATTAATATCTTGTTGTCCTTCCAATATAAGATTCAACATTTCTTTTTGTGTAAAGCCATTACCACTATGGGAGGTCATCTGAAGTCCATTCATTATCTAAATCCACAATAGTTCTAAACTCACTATCAAACTTTTGATTATTAACTATATTCTTTAGATAATTAGTAATGTCTCTAAAGCAATATCCTAATGTAAATATAATTATGAAGTCCATAGAGGACATTATATCATCTATTGTTTATTCTTCTAGCTTTATGTTCTTTTGATAGCTACCTCTAAAGCTAGTCATTAACCTTATATGTCTTTCGTCTAATTTTTTCTGCAGCTTTTTTGGTGCTTGACCTTCACCATATATTTTTAAATCTAATGTTTCTCTTTTGAAAGGAACTAATCTAAAAAATGGTGCTCCTGCTTTTATATTTATTTTCTCTCTATCTCCCATTAAAGCTACTTGTGGATTAACTTCATGGTGTGTATCTGTGTGTATGATACCAGGCAATACTTCCCAGTCATTGTTGTAATCATAATACAATGGTAGTTGCATTACGCTCCAACCTTTAGGTGTAACAATTTTCCATGGACATATAGCTTTATATACTGCATTTACTCCTGCATCTTTAGGTAAAAAATCTACATACTGTCTGTTGTCGTGTATCTCCCATTGAAAGCTGTTTAAACTGGTAGTCCACTCCCAGTTTTCACCATCATTAGTTAATATTGTTTCGCACCAATTAGGAACGATAAACCCAGAACCAAACCAATCTCTGTAGCTAGGACACCTTTTCACAGGACCACCAGGCATAAATGCTTTTTGTCCTTCAAATAAACTAGGTATTTTTTTATACCATTTAGGCATGTACTCTTTAGATTTGTATGGTAATAATTCTTTAACAGTATCTAAACCATTAACTTTAGATATAAATATTATTTTTTTCTCCACCTTTTCTCCTTGTTATAAGAGGTCTAAGTCTCTCAATTCTGTAATATCATTCTTGCAGACACCTGCCTCCATTATAGTTTTACCTTTAAATCTTGAACATTCTGCTCTTTGATTAGTATATAAAGTTTCTAAATAACTTTCAGTAACTGTTTCGTGTCCATCAAAATGTAATGTATATGCTGCATGAAATATTGGTTGCCAATCATCCATGCCATCAAATGGTGCTACTAATATATCGTACATTATGACCAATCCTTTACAACAGCTCCTACTTCAGGGTCTGACATATCTAATTGTGCTACAAATTCATTGTACCACTCTATATCACTTGCAGGTTTTGTTGTAACTTCAGGTCTAACAGGAGCATTATCTCTATCTACAGCAATAGAAAAACATCTTCTAGTATCTGTATCATCTACAATACAAACAATTTCAATATCAGTTACTTCAGGATTATGAGCCAATGCTATCTACTTTCTGCGTTGTACCATGTTGTCCTCTTGAACCACCACTACCTACATGGTTGTTTTTATTACTAACACGACCACCACCATTACCACCATTAACATCACATGTTATAGAGCCTGATATAGAACCTCCTGCTAAAAGAATAATTCTTCCACCACCTGCTCCTCCTCCACCATAAGCATATAGAGCTTCTGAACCACCGAAAGCTGCATATCCACCATTACCTCCTGAACAATCTATTGTTCCTGAGCCATTGATGTCGCCACTAGCTGCTAAGAAAAATAATCCACCTGTAAAACTTTGTCCTGCATTAGGAGAAGGAGAAGGGTTACCTGCACCTGAACCCATAGGGTAAGCACCTGACTGACCATGACCACCTTCACCACCATATCGTTGCTGTGTATCACCTGCACCAATGTCTCCATTAGAACCTGCACCACCTGCATAAGGTGAACCTTGGTTATTAATTTGCTGACCATTGTTAGTAGCTCCACCACCATAGCCTGTTCCACCTGAACCATCTCCTGTGTTAGAACCTGAGAATACATTAAAAGAGTTGCTTGAAGTTACAGGCATTTTAGAAAATATATCTGTTAGGTCAGGGTGTACCCCATTAGCATCTGTACTACCATTACCCCATTGAGAAGTTGAGTTTGTAAAAGAACCTGATTCACCTGATTTAATCCAGTGCATGTTCCATGAGTTGTCTGCAGGAGTACCACCATAAGCTCCATATACAGTAATTGTTCCATCTATAGTTGCATCACCATCAACAAATATCATTACACCTCTACATCTATTTGCAGGTGTTAAAGTATTACCTGCACTTAAGTTAAAAGATGAATATTGTCTGACAACCATGTCGCCATCATACCCATTTGAATTAGTTACTGCTAATGTATATGCTGCCATTGTATCTCCTAGTCGTTCTCATCATTAAATGTACCATCACTACTGTCACCAAAATAGTTAGGTTGTATCACTATACTAAATGCTCTATCTGTTCCATTACCATTATCATCAGTTGCTGTCACAGTAAAGTTACTTGTAGTGCTACTTGTAACCTGGTCTGGTGTACCACTAATTGTAGCAGTTCCATCTCCATTGTCTGCCATTGACAAACCACCTGGTAATGAACCAGAAGTTATTGCAAAGTTTTCTCCATTACCTTCTTCGTCTGCTGCTTGTAATGTAATGTTCGCTGACTGAGATGATATTGCTACACCAGGTCTAAATGTTCCTAGAGCTCCTGCACCTGTAGTCCATACAGGACCATTTGCATCTCCTATTGCGAATACTGCGATTTTATGTGAGCCTAGTGGCATTGTTACCCCTAGCTGTTTCTCATATCTTGCAACGCAGTTAAGTGTGGCGTTGCTGCTCCTACGAATGCGAATGTTACTATGTCTACTTTGCCAGAACCAGTTGTCATTGTATAGCCACCTGCACCACTTGTTAAAGCGTTAGCTGCTCCACCACCATTTACAGTAGTAGATATAGCAACTGTTCTATCTGATGAATCTTGTGTAATGTATACCTGAAAGGTTGAGAAAGTTGTAGGTACATTTGTAAAGTTAAATACAGTTACATTTTCTGAAAGTGTAAGTGTGCCTACATTACCATTAGCTAAGTCTACAGCTACTGCTCCTGATGAGCTTGTTAATACTTGTTTGGTTTCTGCATAATCTTTTAAAGTTTTATTAGTTACAGTTGCAGCTTCACTATCTGCATAGTTTTTAACTGCTGCTGATGTAGGTATAGTTGTGTCATTATCATTTGATGTAATAGTTTCACTTTCTGTAACTAAACTAGCTGCTGCTATTTTAGCAGTAGTAACCTGACCATCTCCAATATGTGCAGTATCAATACTTCCATCTACAAAGTGTTCACTATCTACTGCATCATCTGCAATCTTTGTACCATCAACAGCATCTGCTGCTAACTTACCAGTAGTAACTTGTAGGTTACCTATGTGTGCTGTGTCAATACTTCCATCTACTAGGTGTTCTGAATCAACAGCATCATCTGCTATCTTAGCTCCAGTAATTGCATCTGCTGCAATTTCTGCTGTATCTACATTAACTGTAAATGTTAAATCGTATGGGTCTCCATCTGTACCATTGTCTGTATCTGTCCAGTCAATGTCAATACCTCCACCTTCTACAAACTTAACTTCTCTTTGTGTATAAACCCCTGATGCGACAATAGGGTTAATTGTAACCTCTGTGCCATCACCATCTTCTAATACAAAACCTTGTTGAATAGCATCATGTGCTTCATCTATGTGTTGTTTAACTACAGCTAATCTTACTTTTGTTCCTGATGCGTGTGTTGGGTCTGTTCCATGTTTAGAGTCTATGTCTCTAGTAATTGTAGCTGCAGCATGGTTAGTACCAGATGTCCATAAAACAACTTCTCTGTTGCTATCGCTGTCTGGGTCAATAACAAAATACGCAGGACTATCTATTCCTGGGTCATTTGCTAAGTTCATTGATGTGCCACCACTAGCTAATTGTGCAGCTAATGTGGTTTCAAAGGCGTTTACTATATTCGTTTCTCTAGCTACCATATTTCTCCATTATACACTATTTGTTTAAACAGTGTGTTTATTATCCAAATCTCATTACTCCATATTTATTAACAGCAAAGACATCACCTGTAGTAACTTGACTAAAGGTTGTTTGTCTTGTACCTCTGACAGTTAGTATAGCATATTGAGTTACGCTGCCAATGTTTGGATTACTTATTATTGGGTAAGTAATATTTTCTACAACACCTCTTATAAGTTCTGCAGGGTCATACACTTCTAAAGTTACAGGCATTCCTTCTTTCTCTTTCAAAGATTGATATATTGTTTCACCTAAATTTTTAACTTTAACTGGTTTTCTGTATGGTCTCTCTACCCTATCAGATATATTTACTGGTATCTGTACAACTACAAGCTCTGGTCTAGCTAAAGCTCTAACTTGAAATGCTTTAAACTTTGGACTGGAACTAGATGTAGTGCTTTTTAATACAACTTTTACAGCTATATATCTACCTACTCTTGATAGCTGTACATTTTCTTCACCAGTTCCACTTCTAATATCTGCTTCTAAATCCCATGAATCATCATTGCTATTATTAATAGCTTCATACTTGTTAGACAAATGTAACTCTACACTTTCACCACTACTTAATTCTTCTACTTCTGCTGTTGCTTCTACATATTGTTTATTTTCTGCTGTAAAAAAATCTGCAGGAGGTGCTATAATATAACCTTCTTCTTCAAAATTAGATGATTGTTTAAACACGCCACTTGATGTAACAGTAAACACAAATTTTTCATCTACTAATTTTATATTTTGTATAGTTGCACCTACACCTGCTTTGTAATATCTAGCAATACCACCTGTTGGTAAATAGTATCTCCATAAATAACTTGTACTACCAGATTCTTTTATGCCTGTATATACACTGTCTCTAGTTGTAAACAAAGCACTAGGTGAATTGTCTATATTATCTGCATCCCATTCTTTTATTAATTGATTTCCAGACAATACATATAAATCATCTGCAACTGTTAAAGCAGCACGATATAATCTTCCTATAACTTTATTACCAGTTATCTGTACATCTTTTGTACCATAAAAAATTATTCCCTGCGATTCAACAATGCAAGTTGGTTGTTCTCCTGATATTTCTGTTTGACCTTTAGCAGTAAATGTTCCTGCATTATCTTTAATTGAGTATATTCTACCATCAGTAGCAGTAGCTAATACAACAGCACCAACATCAGCTACATCTGTAAAAGTTTGACCTGATGGAAGTGTTATTATAGCAGAACCTACTGTGGTATTACCATCATATTGATGTATTGCATTACCTATTGTTACTAAAAACTTTCCTTTTACAGAAAATATTTTATCGTAAGCTGCTGCAGACATCTTCTGTGTTGATGTACCACCACTTGTTAATGTTTCTATCTCACCTGCAGAACCATTGTTAGCAGTTATATAAAGCAAATCTCCATGAGCTGCTAATCCTTTTATCTGATAACCTGCAGTTAATCCTTCTGTAACTGTACTCCAGTTGTGTCCTCCATCATCAGACTTGTACAATGTTTCATCATCAGATACATATACTCTTGTGCCAACCACTGCCATGTGACTTACAGCAGAAGATAACGCTTGTTTAGATTCAGTTGTGTGTAGTAATTGTACATTGTAACCTTTACCTAAATCAGAAGTAAAAACATCTACACATTCACTATCCCAAAATCTTGTTACATCTTGTGCTGTTCCATTTGCCCTGTGTGCAGTATCTAAGTTAGAGCCACCACTAAAATTATTTCTGGAAAATATTCTACCTAAGTTAGATGTAAAGTCTTCAGGATTTTGTTTTACATTGACTCCTTGTTCATTTACATCAGATGATTGTATAGTCATCTGTCTATCACCAGATATTGCAGCTCTATACAACTGATTGTCTATACGAAAGTCATATCCTTTTCTTTGAGGATTAGATATTTCTGCTTGGGTAGTTAACCTTGGCATTATGCCTGTATTCCATATACCATTCCATCAACAGAAACTGCTCACGGATATTTAGCTCTTAAATATTTTCTAGCTTGATTAATTAATAGTTGTTGATACTGTAGCAAAGAGTTTCTAATACTGTTAGCACTGTTAACTGGAAAACTAGATACTGATAACTGGTCTGTTATATAATCTGCTGTAGCAGCAGGTATGTCTCTACCTGCCATCAACTGTGCAGCAACACCTGCCATAATAATAGGTTCGTATTCTGTTTCTAAACCAATAGTTGCTAGTGTGTCTGTTTCTGCAGTTGGTTCTATAAATTTCTTTTTAAAAGTTACATGTGCTGTATGCCCTGATGATATACCTGCAAACTGTATTGCATGTACAACAGATGGTCCTGATGAATATGTTATTGTTCTTGATGTTCCATCAGCATCTGTGTATGTAAATGGGTTAGGTAATTCAACAAGTGAAGAAGTCACAGGAGCAAAATTAACACCAGTGGTATCTGAACCTACACTAAAATCTGTGTACTGTGATATAGCACTAAGTATTGAAACTATATAGTTATGTGTTCCAGGACTATCGTAACTACCTATAAGTGTATATCCTGTTCCTGTTGTAAGTGATTGTGTTTCTACTGCAAACAGTGTAGGAAATAAATTATTTATTTGGTCTTTTACAGCATCAAATACAACTTGTCTAGGAAATGGAGGTGCAATTTTTATTACTGCTCCTTCTAAATGTTCTGCTGCATCTGTACCTCTAACACCTCTAACGACAACTACTGAATTGTTTACTGTATCAAGAGACACACAACGCATAAGTTCTTTATCACACTCAATAATTGTTCCTGCATCCATAGCATCTTTTTCTTCTTGAGTTAATAACTCACCTGCAAATGTGATTGTAGTTATAGAGTTGTTAACTCCTGCAGCTAATGTAGTGTAAGAATTTACATCATCCATAGGTTCAAGATATTCTCTATAAACTCTGTCTATTAATCCTGATATGTTTGTACTCATTATGCAGCACCTTCCTCTACTAATTCTGCAGCAAAAGCAGCTTGTGCAAATGCTGCTGTACCGAACCAACCATCATTAGCATTATCATTTGGGTCAACGATAGGTGCTGATGGTTCTATAGGTTCTTGTGGAGTAGCAATACTCTCTATTGCAAGAGTCCTACCTTCTTTTATCATTAAGAGCATACCCATTTGTATCTCCTAACTATGTCTAAAGTGTAAAATTATTTTTCTGTCTGCTGCTTCTGTACCATTAGATGAAATTCTTAAATAACCATTACTTGCAAAAGCCCAACCACTTGGGTCAACTCTTACAACATCTCCTGCTGACACTGTGTATTGTACTTCAGTTCCATCTGTTTCTTTAACATCAACCCATGTGCTGTTGTCTAAAGAAAAATCAAATGTAATTGCTGTACCTGTCATAGCTGCAGGAAATTGTATACCACAAAGTAACATACCTTCGGCTTCAACGCCTAAAGAATCATTGTTATCTGCTGAAACATCTATTAAAGCTAATTTTGATTGTATCATATTATTCCTAACTATAGCAGAACAATGGGAGCAGGTGGAGCTACTCCCAAAGTTCTACAATTATTTTTTAAGCTACTGCTTGAATCTTGCAATGGTATGAAGGAGGACCAAATTCAAATCCCATCTCCATATAGATTGCTTTACCAATTCTAGCGTTGGCATCTTGGTCTAAGTCACGAACAAACACAGTACCAAATCCTGGGATATTGGTGAATACTGGTTGTATGTAAGCTAGGTCTAAGATGAAAGCAGTTCCTGTTGGCATAATATCTGGGTCAATAACCATTAGTCCGATTGAACCAAATGGTGTAATGACTGTATCAATATCGATACCTGCAACATTTCTATCTCTAGGAATGATTGCTCCTGCTATATCAACTGTTCCTTTAACAAGTTCGTTGTTAAGGTCTAGTAATTGTTGTGGGCTAACACAGAGAACAGGTTGTTTCATTGGTGCATGGTTGTCATACATCCTCTTCAACGCACCTGAAATAGTTTTGAAACTGATTACTTGTGCTGTACCTGTTCCATCACCATCTGTGTCGTTGTAGTAGCAGTTACCACCTAGTGGGTTTACTGCTGCAGAGTTTGAGGCGTTTTTGTTTAATGTAATCCATACATCAAGACCATACATTTCTCTAGTTCCTGACCCTGGGGTAACATTAGCACCATCAGAGAAAGAACCATTGAATGCAAACCACTCAACTTCTCTTGCTACTTTTTCCATTGCTTTTTCGAGTTGCAATGCAAACTCATCATTAATTGGGTTTCCACCAAATAATCCTTGTGCTGTACCTGCTGTTGTTGTTCCATCACCATCAGATTGATTTGTAATAGCTGCAGATAAAGTAAATGGATTTTGGTTGCCTGTTGAAGCTAAAGCTGTGTATGTCATTTGAACACCTTTATGGAAAATCTGAGTTACATAGGTGTATGCAGCTCTGTCTCTTCCGAGATATTCTGTAGGTGCAGCACCTTCTTGACCTTTAGTAGGTTCAGAAGAAACTGTTGCATTATCTTCTACTTGGACTTGCCAGTATGTAGAGTTTAATACTTTACCACCATTCAAACCACCAACTGCTGAAAGCAATGGAGTTCTTTGACCACCAACTTTAAACAATTCACCAGTGAAGTTATTAATGTCTTGTGCGTAAATTGGGGTACTTGCGTTTAACCCTGTAATTTCTGCCATTTTCTTCTCCTATAAATTATTTACTGTTACTTTATTTGGAAGAAGATTTAAACTTTTAGTTGCTATCTACTTCCATAGCATTGAGTTTTGCAGTTATAGATTGTCTGATTGTTCCTTTTTGCTCAACCTCACGAATCTGTGATACTACATCTTCATCATAAAGGTCTGCTACAGAACTTTGTTGTATATTCTCTAGGCGATTTTGACTTTGTTCTACCTGACTCTGTTTAACATTATCTTGTATTCTGTCTTGTTGCCCAAATTCTACTCCAAATTCTTCTGTTGCATATTGCTTAAGGTTATCGACTGTTAAGTCACCTTCAAACATCATATCAACTGCTTTTCCTACACCTTTTGAAGGGTCAAGACCTGCTTGTTTAAACACGCTTTGTCTTTCTTTTGCTTCAAATTCTGCGATTATACCTTCATAAGTTTCGAGTTTTTCTCTCATCTCTTTCCAGTTCTTATCGCTAGTGTCTGAGTTTATTTGCTCTTCTGCCATTATTCTATTGTCCTTACTTCATACTTTTTTTTACAAGAGATGTACGAGTTATCTCTGCCTATTTTTTTTACACTACTTATTTTTATTTGACAGGTCTTGTAAGTAGGCATCAAGACCGAATACAAAACGAAGGTCAAGTTTAACCCCCAGACCTATCTACAGGGCTTGAGTTTATTATATCATATTTAAAAAGGATGCAAGTTGTTTAAACAACTATTGTTCTATAAGACCTTGAACTTGTCCTTGTTGAGTTCTTCTTGCACCACCTGCTGCAGAACTTTGTGATGCTTGTTGTGATAATATATTTTGTACTAATTTAAAGTCATCTTCACTACCTAGTTGTGTTCCTTCAACAATATCTTGTGCGTTAGGTATACTTCTTCCTTGTGATGCTGCTGCTCGTTGTACATTCTGTGCAATATTAAATGCAGCTCTTGCCTTAGTAGGGTCAAGACCTTGTTGTCTTAATTGTTCTGCTGCATCTAATGATATTTCTACACCAGACAATAACGCTCCACCACCTATTTGTGCTCTAACTACATTTTGTGATACTACTTCTGCAGCAGATACTGTGCCATTTATAATTTGTTCTCCTACACTAGGGTCAATAGCACTTACAATAACTTCTGCATCTGTTAATTCTCTACCAAAATTTTTCATATAAAATTCTTTTACTGCAGGTACACCAGTAATTACTTGGGTATACACTTGATTTATTCTATTACCAAAAGCATCTGGTGAAATAATATTTTCTACTAATTGTTTTTTTCTTTCATCAGTTAGTACAACATTTGGATTAACTCCTACTGCTTCTAACTTTCTTTTATAACCATCCATAAGTTGTGAGTATTCTGCTTCGTTGTATTTAGTAGTTACTCCATCTGGGTTTAAATTACCAGGATAGTATTTTGCATATACATTAGATTTTCTCATAGCAGTGACAGCTTGTTGTTGGTCATTACCACTATCCATGTAAGCAACTACATATACATCTAACAATTCATCAGGTAATAAATTACCAAACTTTTCTTTAGTTGCCTTCTTAAAGTTTTCTAAACCTGCTGCTGATAACCTAGCCATTATGTACTAAACCCTCTCTGCACACCACTCTCTGATACGCCTACTGATAACGCTACTTCATCTGATAAATCATCTACTACTTTTCCTATGTTGTTATTTAAACCATAAGCTGTTATCTCTTTATCTGCTTCTACTTGGTCATTCTTTAGTAGTATATTTAACCAGTGTTCTGATTTCTCATCTATTCTCTCACCTAAAACTCTTGTGCTGTAGTTTAACCATGGTGCTGCTATCTGTTCGTATGTTAAGTTTTCATCATACAAGTCAGAACTAAACAATACTTTTCTTTGTGCTTTTAATTCTTCTTGTAGTAACTCAGCACCCACATCTGGATTTTCTGCATTTCTAATTATTCCTGCATACCTAGCTAGTGTCTCATCATCTAAACTACCATACACTGGTCCTAACCATTTCAATGCTAGATTTCTAGCAGACGCATAACCTGTTCTTGTTTGTGCAACTTCGCCTTTTCCTTCTAACCAGTTTTGTATATAATCTTCTACCTGTATTCCAGATGTAGCATCTGACAATGCGTTTATCTGTTCACTTGCTTTAGTTACATCTAGCTTTCCAAATGTAACTTGCTCTGCAAACCATTGTGCAAAGGTTTCACCATTAGCTCCTCTTATAGTTTCTGCATTAGATATACCTTCATCTTTCATTATTTTTGTCCAATAAATTCTATCTTGCTCTAGCTTTCTAGCTGCATCTGCAGGGAAGTCTGCATCTCCTACACCTCTACCTTTAGATAGTATTAGCCATGACCTTTCTTCTGCAGTAGCATTGTTAAACCATTCTGTGTTTCCCCATTCTTCTTCTGTAATTTGTCTGTCCTCTACAAATCCTTCTACCCATAAAGCAAACATTTCATCATCATCTTGTAACCATGGTCTGCCTTTTGTTGCCTTTTCAAAACTATCTACAAATCCAAAGAATGGCGAACTACCACCTGTTATTACATCATCATCTAATTCAAATACATTTCCAAAATATACTGAGCTAGTCCACATTGTGTCTGATGCTGATACAGTATCTGGTCTTTGTCTACCACTATAAAACTGACTTAACTCTTCATCATTAGCTGCATACCTCATATACATCATTGTTCCTGGTATCTGCCATACTACAAATTTTTGCCCTTCGTATTCCCATATTTGACTGTCAACAAAAGTCTCTGTTCCTGATGAACTGTCTTCTCCACCATCACCAGTTCCTGAACCACTACCTCCACCACCACCACCAGTTCCTGGTGCTACTGTGATTGGATTTCCTTGTGCATCTAATCCTAGGTTATCTCCTTGACCTGGTGGATTGTCATAAATATATGGTCCTCCTTCTGGTGCATCTGGATTTGTTTCACCTTCTGGTCCTAGTTGTCCTAATAAATTATATTTTTGTCCTTTAGCTCCACCTGTTCCACCTGAGCCACCACCTGCACCTCTTTTTTCAGGAGAATACAAATCTACATATTCATCTAATTCTCTATTTTCTTCAGTTGTCTCTAAAGCATCTTCAAAAGTACCTGCTTCTGGTGGTACTTGGCTATCGTAATCTCCTGAAAAGTCTGGTTCTACTGGTACATCCCCTGGTCTTCTAGGAAATCTAGTATTAGGTGGGTCTACATTTCCTTGTGGTACATCAGAATCACTCATGTCATTTGGGTCTTTCGTTCTAGTAAATCCATAGTCATTGATAGGACTATTAGCCCTTTCAAATAATCTTTTTTCTGCTTCTGTAAGAGGAGGAATTGATGCGTTATTTTGTTTTCTTATATCTCTTATCTTTTGAGATTGCATTATTGACTTGTATTCATCTGCAGAAATACGACCAGATGTTAAATCTATTAATAATTGTCTTTTTTCTCGTGGTGTTAGTGCCATATATTACCTATTCTCCTGTAGTTTAGCATATTCTCCAAAGGCATAATCAATTATAGGTTCACTTATCTTCCATGACAACGACCATGTATCAGATATATCGCCAAACTCTGACCATGTATCTTTACCAAATTGTTTCCAATCAACATCTTGATACACTGGTTCATTTCCTTCTAATGTTTTACCACCCATAAAAGATGGAACATACTCAGGTCCACTTTCAATACCTTGTTTTTCTGCAGCTTTTTGTATTGCTTGTGCTGCATCAATAGCTAGTACAGTTAATTCATATCCTATATAAGCTGCTAATGCAGGTCCTGATATTGCAGCTACACCTAGTCTAGGCAACAATCTTATAATACCTTGTGTTATAGCTATATCACCTGGGTCTAACACACCTGCAAATGTATTAAATGCTTTACCTACAACTTTTTTAGCTGAGTTAAAAATACCATCTACTACTTCTGGTTGTGCGTTTGCAAAATCACTTACCTTGTTTACAGGTGTATAATCTACTAAATCAGCAGCATCTTCAACTACATTACCTGCAGCTTTGATAATTTCCTCTGGCATTAGTGCTACTTTTTGTGATGCAAATGGTCTATCAGAAGGAGGTATATATCCTGCGTCTGCCTTACTTAGTAGGTTTCCATCAGCATCTCTCATGTGTTTTCCATAATTTGTAAATGTATTTTGACCTAATGTTTCTGTAGTCATAACTCTTCTAGCATCTGGAGAATACATCTCTTTATGAGCTAACCATGCGTTGTATTCACCTACTGGACCAAAAGTATTACCTCTCATACCATGTCCAAATGTGTCATGCACAGCTCTAAAGACATCATTCTCTAGCATTACTCTTCCATTTACATCTGTGTATTGAGATTCAGCTAACATAGGATTTAATCTACTTGTAGCTTCATCACCAAATCCTGCTTCTGTAGCTAATATTTTTAACCTACCATTCTCCATATCAGCTATCATTTGTTGATGACCTGCTCTATTAGGTGTATATGGGTCTGTATCTACTAATTCAAACTCTATACCTGCATCTAGTAATACTTGATACTGCATATTAGTTTCTTGTATAAACTTTTTGTAATAAGGTATTGCATTGTCATCAAACATAGGTAGCTGTTCAAATATATCTGCTGTTGCTGCACCTATCTCATCATTAAACACCATGGCAGGTTTAAACTCTGGGTCAGAATATCCCATTATCTTGTGATAGTCTTGTGCTACTTGTCTAATCCTATCGCTATGTGTTGATAAGCCTGTTTCACTACTAACTCTTTGTGTTTGATTAGGAGGTGTGTCTAGTGAATTACCTCGTACAATGTTGTCTACTTCTTCTACTACTTCTGGAACATCTACAACAGCTTTTCTTATATCTGAACTTGCTATATCTAAATCTACACCATCACCTGCATTGGCTCTCATACTTGCCATAGCTTCACCTAATTCTGGAAAATCATTCATCATTTCTTTTACTGTTTCATTAATTTTTACAATGTCAGTTGGGTTTGGTAATGGGTCTACAGGATTTGGAGCATACACTACTCCTTTTGCAGCAACTCTTCTTTGAAACTCTGGGGTTAATATATTAGTACCAATACCATCTAGCATTTGTAAGTATGGTGTATCTGTCCTAGCGTAGCCTATAAATACATGATATGGGTCACTCATAGCCATAGCTTCATTGGTAT